GGCTGCCGCCGTGGCTGCTGCCAGCGACCCCTTCTCTCAGATGGGGTTCGGTGATGAGGGTGGCGGTGACCAGGGCGACGAGAGCAACACGCCGGATCAGCAAACCGTAGACTTGGGCGTTACCGAGTAGAATCTTACGCATGATCCACACAGTTGGAGATGTGCAATGGTCGCCAAAAGGAAGAAAAAGCGCAAAGCAACGTACCACGGTTTCAAAAGCAAAAAACAGTGGCGTTGGGCTTTCGCAAGCAAACAACCTTGGGCGCACGAAAAGGCACACCGCACTAAGGGCGGGAAGAAAGTAAGATACCGCAGACTTCCAGAATCTAAACATTCCGGTAAAAAAGGAAGGCGGTATCCCCGCTAATGGCTAAAAAACACGTTATGACCGCGGCTCGTAAAAGAGCACTTCGGAAAGCTCAGCTAGCCTCTGCTAAAAAGCGTCGTAAGGGTATCCGTCGTAGGACTATCGCCAAAAAGAGTGCTATTGCTGCTAAAAAATATAGCGGGCCTGGCGGCAGGTACAAAATGCACAGGGATCGGTACCATTCCAGGGGAATCTATTCAACCAACTGGAAAGGTAAAAAGCTAGGCAAAACAGCAAAGCGGATCAACAAAATCGGTGGGGCGTATTTAATGATGAACCCCGGTTATAGTGGCGTTGTGGCCGCATCCTATATTAATGGTCGTCGCAAAGGCACCATTAAAAAGCGTAAGCGTCGCTAATGGCTCGCAGACGGCGCTCTCGGCGTAGGACACACTATCGTCTTACGCCAAAACGTCGTGCGAGCATCATTAAAGCGCAGCGCATTTCAGCACGGAAGCGAAAGAAGCCAGTTCGCGGCAAAGATACCGTTGGGTACTGGGCAGCGAAGGGCGTCAAAAAGACAGCCAGCGTAGCAACGATGGGAATGTCTTCCAAGATGTTTGCTGGAAAACATAACGCACGCGGATATTACTGGTAGGCGGTAATGGCGAAACGTTACAAGATGACTCCAAAACGCAGAGTTGCGCTAAGGAAAGCGCAGCTAGCTTCTGCGCGAAAACGACGTAAAGGGTTTTCCTATAAAACGAAACGAAACCTAAAACGCGCTGCGATAGGTGGTGCTGCAATTGGGATCATTGCTGCTGGCGCACATTCAAGTGTAAAATCAGTCAAAAACGGAAGGGCCAATCGTGCAGCAATAAGGGCTAACGGGAAAAAGAAACAAGCCAAATATAGTAGCATTGCAGCGTCTCCCGCCACTGCTTCAAAAATTGCGTCGTCGGTAAGAAATAGTCAAAAATCAACCCCCAAGGCCGCTCCACGACCACGGGTGCAAAGAATTCCATCAAGTTTTTACGATGACTGGGATAAAGCACGAATGCACTATGAAAGCGGCCCGAAAACCGAAGCCACGCATCAAGAATACACACGTAAAGTTCGAAAGCTTCACGTTAAATACGGACTGTAGGGAAATCGGTAATGGCGAAAAACAAGCGCGGTCGCAAATACCGCATGACGCCACGCCGCAAAGCAGCGCTCCGCAAGGCACAGATCGCGTCAGCCCGCAAGCGTCGAGGGCACCGGCGCAAGCGTGTCGCTAAGGTAGCCGGGGTGATCGGAGCTACCCTGGTGGCAGGCGGAACCGTATACGCCGGTGGAAAGTTTTACAATTCAAAAAAGAATAAAGCAGTAATCCCGCAAGCGCCAACCGCAAAAATGACGGTGATCAATTTGGATGATACCGAAGAGGAAAGGCGTCTTGCGCGTGAGGCTGCAAGAGAGGCAAGACACGCGAAAAACGCGATAAGACGAGCCAAGCACGCGGAGAACGCCAAGAAAATAAACCAACGCAAAAGAATGAAATATTGGCAGAATAAGCCAGTGTCGGGAGGACATAAAATCCCTCCAATTTCCACCGCAGGAAGCCGTAAAGCTGGCGCGAAACGTAGAAAGAAGCGGTAATGGCAAGAAAGCGAGTACGTCGTAAGACACGCGGTGGCTACAAGATGACTTCTGCTCGTCGTGCCGCTTTGCGAAAAGCTCAACTAGCGTCTGCTCGTAAACGACGGGGCCGCGGAAAAGTACGTTCTCATGTTTCTCGTAATCGTCGTCGTTATGCCGTTGGTGGCGCTGTTGCTGTCACCGCTGTGGCGGGTTTGACTGCGCGTCATAAATTGAGCGGATCGAAGCTTGGTGGTTTTACCACTGAAAACGTGAGTCTTATTGACCAGATTCACGGAACGAAGAATCCCGTTCCTTTAGTGCGTGGCATAAAAGTTAACCGTAGCTCAAACCACATTGATGTGAGTATTCGGCTTCCCAAAGGAATGCGTGGTGTTGCTGCGTATAACCATCGACCGGTAAACATCCCGTCAGCTCGAAAAATGGTTACTGGGGTGAAGCAGTCAGACTTGCTCAAGCCTATTCGTGATAGGCGGCAGATTAAGCAAGCCGCAGAGCGTAAAGCAGCGTGGCAGCGTGATCTTGCGGCAATTCGGCTTAAGGAACAAGCCGAGGCGAAACGGGAATACGCGAGGAAACAACGTCGCGCAAAGGCACTGAAAAAACGGAGAGAAGAGGCGTCTTCGCTTGCTAAAGCGCAAGCGCACATTTTGGAGATGGTGTAATGGCTAAGAGTCATCGTCGGCGCAGTCACGGAAATTACAAATTTACGCCAAAGCGTAGAGCGCAACTTAAGCGTGCCCAGATGATTTCGGCTAGAAAGCGTCGAAACAAGCGAATCAAGACGGGTGCAGCCATAGTGGGTGGTGCGGCTGCTCTTGGAGCTTCCGCATATTTGGGTAACCGATACGGTGGACAGGCCGTATCGTCGGTTCGCGCCTACAGGCCAAAGGTTGCAAACGCACGAAACAAGCTCGCCGCTCGTCTTGCGGTACAGCCGGGAGCAAAAGAAGCGACGCGAATCGCAACCAAAACCATGATTGCGAAGCCGACTCCTGAACAGATTAACGAAATTCGGGAAAAGGCTAGCGCCCCAAGACCAGACACCCGTATTTATGACGAAGATTTGAACATCGATTCCGAAGCCATGGCCGACCGTTCTGCCAGGGCAACAAATCGATCCAAAGCAGCAAAAAATGCTCGTCGTAAAGAAGCTTCACAACGGAGGCGTTTGGCGAAAGCCCGCCAGAACCGGGCGAACGCGATTGGCAAACCAGTAGAATCACTGTCCGGTACTCCGGGTGGTGGATTGAAACCGCCGAAGGCACGTAAACCTCGCGAAGAAATCGATCCGATTGAAGGGTTGAAACTTCACAAAGCGGACGCTTCAGTGCGAATTCTTAACGGAACTAGAATTGCTGGCTGGGACGGCATGAGCGCGGCGAACCGTAGTGTTATCACCGACGCTTTCGCAGGCTTTGGATATGGAGTTGGTCAAAAAGCAGGATGGGTGTTCACTCCGAAAGTGAAAAAATAATGGCTGGGAGACGCAAGCGTAAAAGTCGCGGTGGACACCGAATGACCCCTGCGCGTAAAGCTGCACTTCGCAAAGCGCAGCTCGCATCGGCACGCAAACGTCGCCGCAAAGCACACGTAAAAAAGGTAGGAAGAGTTGTCGGTGGCGTTGCGGCTTCCGCAGCAGTAGCCGGTTTGTCGTATGGATTGCACCATCCTGGTAAATCAGCGAAAAACGTAAAAGCCGTTTACAAGTTTGGGAACGATCGGATTAAAAATCGAAAAGGGTCGAATCCTTCAAGAGGTATAACTCCACAGCCGCCACATTGGGGCGAAGCGAGAGCGTATCTGTAATGGCTAGAAAACCGTACGTATTCACGCCAGCGAGGGCCGAAGCCCTCGCTAAAGCGCGCTTGGCGTCGGCTCGCGCTCGCCATCGTAGATCAAAACGCGGTTACAGCAGCGATCTGAGTAAACGTGGGCAAGGCGTAAAAGGGCTGAAGAAGAACTTTACGCCCTACGCTCGTATTAACAAGCGTTCTCAAACGGTTGGGGCAAACGCCGGAACTCATATTCCCGGAACCCATAAAAGGATCGCTCTTGGCGCTTACGTTCGGGTTGAGAATACCGGCAGTAAGGGTGCTGTCGATAAGGCAATTAGTAAAGGATTGAGCAAGGTTGCACCACACAGTACAAAGCGAGGTCGAGCAAGAACTTACTTATTCAAAAACGTATCTGTTTCAAACCCTGCGGTTCGTGGAAATTTCGCCGGAGGGCAAGTTAGGCTTGGCACTTCTCGCGGTGCTGGGCCAACTATTATTGTTCGTCGTGGCAGTCATAAAACTCCATTAACTGCATCTCGTCGTGGAGTACAGAAGTTTGATACAGCAAAGCGCAAGCGGCGTAAGAGGCGTCCGCAACGACGCCGTTGAGATAAGGTGTCTTACATGACGATCATCGATCCAACTAATCCAGCGCATCCGGCCCATCGAAATCATTTGATTTCAACCAGGGGCAGAACAGCACAGCGGGTTTGGCACCCGTCGGTACCGATCCTTGAATCAGTACAAAACGAGTTACTTTCTATTTGTCAGTCGCACGCGAAAGAGCGTTGCGGCTTTATTTCTTCTCGGTGGGACGTACATCAAATAGAAAACGTTCACCAAGCCCCGTACCATAATTTCTTTATGGACGAAACCGAAGTAATCGAGGCGATTGACCAAATTTACAATGTGCAAGAAGAGCACATTATTGCAATTTGGCACACTCACCCCAACGACGTGGTTTGGCCTTCACCTCGCGACCTGGCGGGTTGGCCTCGCAAAGAACTTAATTGGCGATATCTGATTGTGACAAATAAAGAGGTCTTGGAATGGCAGCTAGAAAAATAGCTCGTCGTCCGTACCGGATGACCTCAAAACGACGAGTTGCGCTAAGAAAAGCGCAACTGGCTTCCGCTCGCGCTCGGAAACGCGCTGGCTCTCATATTTCTCGAAATCGAAAAAAATACACCAGGGTGGCAATAGCGGCGACTGCTACTGGGGTAACTGCCGCCGCAAGCTATAAAGTATATGACCATCGAAATCCTGCCCTTTATCACGGAACATACCGGCATAAAGCAAAAACTATTGCCAGAACAAGACAATGGAAGGGGATGCCGTTTGACCACCCGGTTGATGGTGGAGCAGGACGAATGCGCGGTTTTGATTATGCGACTGGAACTGGCAGCCCAAAAATTCAATATAACGAAAATGTGTACTTTTTCACCAAAGATCGTGTTCGAAGAGCAAAGACCGGGAAGAAAAAAGATGCCCTTTACACGTACGGCACGACGGTAGTAAAAGTCAGAGTGCCGAGAAAAATATACAAGCAGCATTTTTACAGTGATGATACCGAAAGGGACGCCGTTTACGCTGAGGCAAAACATGTCAATGGTAGAAAAGTAAAGATTCTTCGGCGCAACAAAAGTAGAAAAATGAGGAATTCCGGGCATAGGCCGGTTGAACGTAATTCATCGGGGTGGCACTAATGACTCACTTTCTGCCAACAGATGATTCAGATGAATTGAGAAAACGATGGCTGAATCGATACCTCAATCAACAGGCCAAATTCGATACGAAGCTCCGGACCCTCTTAATCGCGTCGGCAGAAGATGCGTACGATCAAGTTTATGCTTTAGACAAAAGCTCAACATTTTCGTCCGGTGTTCGCACTGCGAAAACTCGTATGGCGATAAAAGTAATCCAGGGCGTTTTAAAAGACCTATTTGACGAAGCGATTCCGCTCATTACAGACGGCCAGAAACAAATGGCCGGTAAATCAGCGGACGCACTGCTTGAAACAGACAGGCGATACTTAGAAGCCGTTTTCAGGGAAGCGTCTGGAAGTACGGGGATTAGCGTTAAGTCATTTATCGAAGGTCAAAAAGCAGAGGCAATGACCGGCGTTGTTCACGCGGTTCAGCGAATCACGAAAACAGAGCAATCTCTATCGGCAAGGGTTTACAGAACTCGCGCTTTGGCGAACGGTTGGGTTTCTAAGCAGATAAACTCCGTCATAGTCAGGAGTGGAAGTGCAAAAGAAATTGCGATGGCGGTCAGGTCGTCAATCCGTCCAAACACCCCAGGTGGTGTATCTTACGCCGCACTTCGTCTTGGACGAACGGAACTCAATAACGCCTTTCACGCAACGGCGATTAATATGGCCGAAAACAGACCGTGGATCACGGGTATGGGATGGCATCTTTCGACTACCCATACATTTGATCCAAAAAGGCCGGATATATGCGAAGCATACGATGGGAAAATTTTCAAAATAGACGAAACACCGGCGAAACCACACCCACAGTGCCGTTGTTGGGTTGCTCCCGAGGTCGAATCATTCGAAATGTTCCTTAGCAACTTGACAGCAGGGAGCTATAGAGATTGGATAGAGAATGCAGCGTAAAATCCACTCGTCCACGACGACGATCACCGATCCGATTGAGGTAACACAAATGCTCAAGCCATACAGCAGCAATTCTGCCGGTTCTCCAACCATCTTCGACCCCGAGGTAGTAAAATCCTGCCTTCCGTTTTTCGGTGGAGAAGACCCCAAAACCCCCGAGTCCTCGCCCGAAGGCTCTGCCGCCGAAAACCCTTCCGCTGGGGGTAATTCGGGCCAGGCGGGTAGTGGTGCAGCCTCCGCCGCTGGCGGGGATTCGGGCCAACCTGAAATGACGCCGCAACAGATCACTGATCTGTTGAAGCAGGTTTCTGATCTGACGAAAAACGTAAACACGCTGAGCAAGGAAAACGAGACCTATAAGAAGAAAGAAGCAGAAGCGATTAAGGCGACTCAAAGTCGCGAAGAAGCCCTTGAATCAGATTTGACCGAAGCGCAGCAGACAATTGCGAAGATGGATTCGGTAATCCGCCACGTTGCGCTAATAAACGCAATCCAGTCCAACAAAGATTTGGAATTCCACAGTGCAAAGCACGTTCTGCGTGAACTGGACCCGAATGCTTTCGAGTTGGATGTTGATTTGGAGAACGGTACAGCAACCGTTACCGGTATCGAAAACGACTTGAAGCGAATTGCAAAAGAATGCTCTTGGCTTGTTAAGTCAAACGGTGCAAGTAATGCCGGGAATCAAGGAACTCCCCAGGCTCCCCGGCGAGGTTCCGGCAACCCACCCAGCGGTGGCAGCGGAACTCCCGATGCAGCCAGCCGACGCGCTGACCTGATCAAGCGGTACCCGATCATTGGCCACGGGAGGCCGGTCGCGACACGCTGACAGCTTCCCCGAGTGGAATTCAATTTTTGATAGCATTGTTTCGACCAAGCCACAAGTAAAGGACTGGACACATGACCCTCACGACCAAGCCCCGGTGGGACAAGTACGACGGTTACGTCGGCAACTTCCGCGCTCATTTGGCCGCTGATATCGACCTCGCGACCCAGGCAAATAAGGTGCTTGCTGTCGGAATTGACAGTAATGGCGCAATTACCATTGGCGCTGGTCAGACCGGAATTAAGGGTCTGATGATTGTTGCGGTTGCTGCTGATATTCACGGTAATTTGCTCGACGGTGGGATTAACAACCAGGCGGGTGACCCGCAGGATGTTGGCAAACATGGGGAAATTACCAACTTCGTTCCGACGAAATTTACCAACAGTACGGTAATTACGATTACTGATGCTACCGGTGGTACTTGGCTTCCCGCTGTAAATGGAAAGCCGGTTTCTGCTCCGGTTGCCAACAACGTTTCTACTGCGAATTTGCAGACTGCGCTTAATGGCATTGACGATGGGGTTACCGGAATTACCGTTACTGGTACTGCCGGAAGCTCTTACACGATTACTCATCCTGCGGGAGTTAAGATCACTGCGGATGGGTCGTCTTTGACCGGAGACAGCACCCCGACGATTGACGTTCAATCGGCTAGCGCCACTGGTGCGGCGGGAACGAACTATTACGGCCACGCCGATGGTTCGGTGGATTCGGTCAAGGGTTCAGACGGCGTTTACGTTGGTCATACGGCAGAACTTGGTCGTTTGATCGTAAACGTGGACGATCAGGTTTCGTAAGAAGACGAACTTCATAAGAAAATGAAGAACGATAATCGGAAGGGAATGCCGATGTTGGCATACAAGGAAAACGGGTGGCCGACGATTAACGGCGTTCCGGTGGGACCGCTTTTCGGTGGTACTGCTCCGGTTCGTCAAGAGGGTATCCTTACCCAGGGCGATCTGGTCACCGTTACCGCAGATGGCATCGACCTCAACGCGCTCTGGAATTCGTTTTCTGAATCCATCAGCATTTACAACGAGGCGATGGACGACCTTATTCAGCTTTTGACCTACCCGGTCACTACGCCGATTGAGCCGGTCGTTCAGATTGGCGAGGCCAGTTTTGAAGAGGCCACCGAACTCGGTGTTGCTCGCGGTGCCGGTCTGCCCATCGAAGTGTTCCAGATGGGTTACGACCTGCGTCACTACGACAAGCGAAATGCGTTTTCGTGGATGTTCCTGGCTGACGCGGATGCGCGTCAGGTCGAGGCAATTCACGACGCAATTCTATGGGCCGACAAGCGTCTCGTTTTCCGCAAAATTATGGAGGCGATTTTCGACAATCGCACCCGTAAGGCGAACATTCGCAACCAGGCGTACAACGTCTATCCGCTCTACAACGGTGACGGCGTTGCTCCCCCGCGTTTCAAGAACAACACGTTTGACGAGACGCACTCGCATTACCTGATTTCGCACAATGACACCATTGACTCTTCCGATTTGGAAGACCTGATGGAAACCATTGCCGAGCACGGGTATTCACCGCAGGCCGGAACGCACTTCCTGCTTTTGGCGAACAAGGCCGAAACTGACGTTATTCGTCAGTTCCGCCGGGGCGTGGTGAACAACAACGGGGCGTCCGCTGGATATGACTTCATTCCGGCTCCGACGCAACCGGCGATGATTCTGCCGAATGCCGAAGGTCTGCTTGGTTTCCAGCCTGCTCCTACTTTCGGGAACTTGGCGGTTATCGGTTCCTACGGATTCTGGAACATTGTCGAGGAAGAGTACATTCCTCCCGGCTACATCCTGGGTCTTGGTTTCGGTGGTGCATTTAATCTCGGAAACGTGGTTGGCCTGCGCCAGCACGCGAATCCGCAAATGCAGGGGTTGCGAATCATCCCCGGTAACTACCAGCGATTCCCGCTGATTGACGGCTTCTACGCTCGGTCGTTTGGTACGGGCGTGCGTCAGCGCGGCGGTGCGGCCATCATGCAGATCAAGTCTGATAATGGTGGCGACGGTTCCGGGAAGTACGAAATTCCCGACGTTTACAAGCGTGGTGCGGGCAAGTACCTCGTTTGATAGGCTTCGATGGTCGGGAGCGGAAACGACGTTATAGGCACAGAAGCTCCCGGCCATCGAACTAGAAAGGATTTGAAATGGGCCGTCAGGTAAATTTGGATGCACCGCTTTCCGAAGTGGACAAGGCATATCTTCGCGAGCGCGGTCGTGGATATCTTATCCATGCGAACGAACGAAAATTCGGCGTAAACGGAGAGAACTTTGACCCCGACACAATGGAACCGGGGACCAATTCGCCATTCTATGACAGCAATGAGCGGCAGAAGGCCGTTTACGATGTCGGTGGCGCACCGCTTCCCGGAACCACCCTGGATTACAACACCGGACGTGTGGCAGATCGTGAAAACGGCGTTTCTGTCGAGTTTACCGGTCCTGGCCACACCCCCGGCGCTCACGATTTACGCGGAGTTCGCGGTGAGCCGGAGGGTTTTGATTCGTACGAGGTTGACGAAAACGGCAATCCCGTTGAAGAAATCGATGACGACATCGTTGAGAAAGTTCTGGCTATCGGAACCGTCAAAGAATTGCGTTCTGAGCTGAAAGCGCTGGGCGTTGATGTTCCGAATAATGCTCGCCGCGACGATCTAGAGCAAGCCCTTGCAATCGCATTGCAGGACCCTCGGGACGAAGGCGAAAACGAAGAGTCGGAAAATGAATCGGGCGACAATTCCTCTGGTGACTCCCCTACATCGGAGTAGTTAAGTGGCCGATCAGTCCGCAATTGATGCGGTGAAGTTGCAACTTCCGGATGAGGCTTCGGGGTTAGGTATCTCTGATGCCATTATCTCGGGGCAACTTGATGGCGGTGCCACGCAGACCAAAACAGTGCTGTTTTGTCTGCGTGGCATCGCTGCAAAAATCGCATCTGTTGAAGATGTTCAAGAATCGGGAAGTTCGCGTACCACCAGATTCCATGATCGAATCATGGCGATGATTACCGATTGGCAGGCCCGCGCTGACGCGGAAGACGCGCAGTTGGGGAATCTCCCGCCGAAAATGCCCGCGAAACTTTACACTTCTGTCAGGGTGTAAAAATGGCGTTTTCCGATGTCGAGCTAAACTTACACAGAATCGGAACTAAACGATTTATTGATTCGGACCCCACTGAGATTATTCTTACTCCAAGAACTGCACAAATTGTAGCTGGAACTAAGAAGTTCGTAGATGGGGTGCCCCGTGCTATGCAAAGGTTCAAAATTGTTTGGGCAGGCGATAACGGAATCGTGCGAATCCCTGGACAAGAGGGAGGCGTTCGTAGGTTCGATTTCATCATTGTCGGTGAATATGATGCAGTCGTGGCTATCCACGATTTTTGGAAAGTCGAAAATCAAGAGTTCACAATAGAGTACGTCTTTCCTTCTCTTGGATATGAGGTAAAAGCCGGTGGAGTCAGTCACGGGTCAAGCCCAACATGAGTTAGGAAACGATCATGGTCTCTTTTGTCAAGAATGTGGCAGTCGCTTTAATACTTTACGCATTCGCGGCAGGGATAATGGTTATGTTTGCAATAGATGCTTTAAAAAAGCAAGATTCGGTATTATTCTAAGCGAAAACCAGGCTCTCCTTAATATACGGAACCCTCATGGCCCGTACTAGAGTGGATTTTGACGATCGAGAACTAAGAAAGAATCTTGAAACTTTCGATTCTGATTTGCGCGCTGCCTTCCGGGCTGTCACGGATCGACGTGCGGCGGTAACTGTCGGATGGATGAAGCAAAACGCTCCCTGGACAGACAGGACCGGAGCCGCCCGCGTAGGTTTGATGGCTTGGGCAAACCATGGGCGAAGCTTCGAAGAAATCGTTCTGTCATATTCTGTGAACTACGGAATTTGGTTGGAAATAGCAAACAACCGTAGATTCTCGATTATTCAACCGGCAATGCGAATCATGGGCGATGCGTGGATGAAAGATTTGCATTTACTCATCGAAAGAATGAGCGTGGCATCCATAACTCCACCGACCCCTTCGCCAGGACTGCCTAAACAACCGAACAAGCCGCAACCGAATAAAAAGAAATACCGAAGACGTAATCGGAGACGCAAATGATGCCATCAATTATTTACGAAACCCTCGCCGGATCGATGGATGATTTAGGCGTAACTGCCGACCGCATTATGGAAGCAGAATCTCTTGACGAACGTCCATTTGATGCAGGATATTTCGTAGTTGTGTCTTTTGGGGAAGAATTGCCCGCTGTGGCGGGGCTACTGGCCCCAAGAACAATGACAATTGCGGTGCATTATCCGTGGGACAAGGACAGAGATTATGTGCCCATTACCCGCATTATTAATCGAGTAGACCAATTGCTTTTGCCCCTGGAACTGATAAAAGGACAAGATGGTGTTCAGGTGTCCCAAATTCGACGTTCCGGCAGGTCAGGCAACCTGTCCGACGAGGGGTGGCGCACCATCACTCGCACGGCAACTTACGGCGTTTCCTATGACGAATCTGCCGCGTAACCGGATATGATAGCTGCGACGACCAGAAAGGATCGACCCCCCATGGCAGGACTACCGAGCAAGCAGGGCAAGGCCGACGAGACCGGCACCGAGGCTCCACTTTCGCACGATGCCGTGCGTGATGTCGAGGACACGACCGTTACCGGCCCTTCTCCGAATTTGGACGGAAAGCGCTTGCAGGCAATTCCGCAGCAGGGCGGAACTCGCGTTACCGTCAAAGACACTTTTTTCGCCGAACAGGGTCTTGATCACCCGACTGTGACTTTCGATTTCTTCCGGGATCGATTTACCCTCCCGGTCGGCGGTGGCAAGGCTTTGTCGGATGCCGGTGCAGATGCGCTTTTGAAAGTTTTCCCCAATCGATTTAAGTTTGTTAACGGCAAATAATGTGCCCGAAATACGCTGCTCGAACAAAAAACATGGGGAAGTAAGCGATAATTCAATAGGGCTTTTTGAAAGAATTTGCGATAGTAGGTTTTGCAAAGTTAGGCCAAATGAAGTAGTTCTGCACATTTGGGATTTAGCAAAACTAAACGCAGACGGAACAATTAAGATGATCGACACAAAACGGTTTAAACGACCGGAAGTGAAAGGAATACCCAAATGAGCACTCTCGTCAATGACGCTCTCCCGTATGGTGTGCGTGACATTAAGTTGACGAAGTACCTGGATGCTCTCGGAATGCTTCTCGACACCACTTCCGTCGATCTTCCGTACATTCAGCGACTCAACTTTACCGAAGCCGAGGAATTCTCCGAACTGCGCGGTGATGACAAAACCATCACGACCCGCGGTAAGGGATCAACGGTTAACTGGGACTTGGAATCCGGTGGTATTGCACCGTATGCCTGGGCCGTGTTTACCGGTGGAACTGTGGATGAGGTTATCGTCGGTTCTGACGTAACCGAACTGAACATGCACAAGCGCTCCACTACGGCTCGTCCGTGGTTCCGCATTGACGGTCGAATTATCTCCGACTCGGGCGGCGACGTTTTGGTTCGGATTTACCGGTGCCGTGCAAACGGTGATATCACGTCGAACTTCCAAGACGGCGAATTCACCACTACTGCGGTTACTGGCGTTGGCTACCCGCTGCTGGACGACGCAAACGACCTGCTTTACAGCATCTTCCGGCGTGGAGATGACTCGGCGGTGTCGCTGACGCTGACCCCGGACCCCAACCCGCTGGCCGCGCCGCTGAATGTGACCGTGGGTAACGTGACGGCCAGCAGTGCCGAGGTCACCTGGGGTTCGGTGCCAAACGCGACTTCATACAAGGTCGAATCGGCGGTCGGTCCTGCTTATGACACCTGGACGGCGGTCTCTCCGGACCCGACGACCACCACCGCAACCCTGTCCGGTCTGTCCGCGAGCAAGACCTATAAGGTGCGGGTTACCAGTAAGGGTGCGTCCAGCGCGACTAGCTTGCCGTCTATTCCGGTGACTTTCAACACCCCCGCTTCGTAAGGAAAAGTTACAGAAAAAACTGTAACTTTACATTCAATAGGCGCCCCAGGAGGCCAGAATGGAAAATCAAATTCAAGACGAATACGCACTTTCGCCTGCGTGGTCGAAATCAAAAGGTTTCAAAAAGCCTTTCGATCATGTTTGTTCTGAGACCGGGCAGAAGGTGCGTATTCGTCGTCTTGATATGGGCGATTTGCTCAAGCTGGATATTGCCGAAGAAATGGACTTTATGTCCAAGGCGGTGATGTCCACAGAAACGCCCGCGCAAGAAAAACCGGAAGCGCAGACTTCGCAAGAAGCTGTAGCAAATGCCATCAAGAATTCCAAGAACTTCTCCAAAATGGAGAAGATGATTAATCTTGTTGTCGCTGCCGGTGTTATTAAACCGCAGCTTTACGCCGCGCCGGAACATGAAAACGCCCGCCAGGCAGGGCTGAACTACGTGGATGAAGTTCCGTGGAACGACCGGATGGAGCTGTTTTCCGTCATTTTTGAAATGGACGGGATTGCCACGTTTCGCGAAGAAGAAGAGCCTGGTGTGGGAGACGTGGCAGATGTCCCAAGCGTTCCACTGCCTGCCGAGCGACCTGTGGATGTACGACCCAGCGACACCGAAGGGGTTTTACTTCAATAGGGGAGTTTTCCATTTTGGAAGAAAAGTGGAAGGCGACATGAATGAAGCCGAACGGATTTCTAGGAAAGGCCGGAAACCAGGACCAGGGGTTGATCGTCTTGTTAACTCAGCCAGGCTGGGAGCGCTCAGCAGAAATCTCGGAATTGAGATTAAGCGCCACCGAGAGCCAGACCAAGTTGATAATGGCGATCCATCAACGAGGCCGAAGAGAAAACCGAGCAACGAGGATAAAGACGAAATAGTCAAGCTTGGAACTTTCTAGAAAACGGGAGGAAAAGTGCCGCAGAATGATTTGGGCACTGCCCGTGGTCAAATTAAGGTCGAATTTGACAACCGTGGTTCCGTCGCAGCCCTAGCTGCTCTCACCAAAGTTCATCAGCAGCTCGAAACCATGAACCGCTCGCTGGCGGGGATGGAGAAATCCTTTCGTTCTACGCAGAATTCGATGGATCGAATTTCTCGTAATATGGACCGAATGGTCCAGAGCACTTCTCGGGCTTCCGGTGAGCTTGACAAAGCGAGCCGTTCTGCCCACAACTACTCTCGTAGTATGCACGACATTTACAGCGACACTATGCGAGTGATAAACGTTACTCGTAGAGTTATTGAAATTTCTCGTCCTATTCGGCAAGCAGCAACCTTTGCAAAAGTTTTCTCTCGTTCTATGAAGGAGGCTGACCAGACCGCAGTCGGTTTTGGTCGTGCTCTCAAGGCTTTGGATACTGCGGGCCTAAGCGCTGCACGAATGATGGTTAAATCTGGAGTTGGTTCGACCAACCTTGCGAAGGGTTTTGCGGTAGCCGCATCTAACGGTAATGCTCTTGCCCGAACGATTCAAAAGATTTCCGCGTCTAATTTAGGGTTGGCGCTTTCGTCTTTGGATGCGCGGGCAGTAAGAATTGCCAGCAGTTTTACGGCAATGAACAGAGCGCTGAAGGCATCGGGGCTAATAGGCGGCTCTCTTGGTCGAAGTGCTTTCATTAAATTAGCAGGCATTAACGACGGCATGAAAATGCTGCCAACCTGGACAAGAAATCTTCGTACTTTTGGTCGAGTCATGGGCCAGGTCGGTATTGCCGCTGGAATCTTTTCTCGACTGATGAGAACGGATAAGTTCT